GCCTCGTATGCGTTGGTGGCCCTCCTTGCCAATTGCATATATTTCTTGTCGCCCTGCAGTTCTTCGCTGAATGCCTCGTACTTGTCGGGGTCGGCTTTCAGTGATGCGTGATGCTCTGCGGCCTTCGCCGATCCGCCACTGCCCGCGAACTCCCCGCCGCCCGGCTGCCCCGCCGGCACGCGTTCTTGTTCTGCCGCATCGGCATAGCCACCGCCTCCGGGATCGCCTCCCGCGGCACCCTGCGCCTGCACCGGCTCGCTCGCAACCCCGCTCGTCGCCTGCACCGCAGCCGGCGGCGGATTTACACTCGGCTTCGGCTTCACTTCCGCGGTCGGCCTCCCGCCGTTCGTCCCCGCCTTCTCCCTCACCGCCGCGTCGTGCTCGCGCGCCTTCATGTCGAGCACGATCGGCCCGTCGCTGTAGGCACTCCCGCCAAAGCGCGTCGCGGTGATCTCGGCGCCCGTCGGGCCGCCGTCCATTGCGGCGTAGATTTGATCGGTCTCCGCGATCGTCTTCCGGCGCGTCGCTTCCTCGGTCGGGGTCGCCTGCTTCAAGGGCCGGAGTTCAATCGACCACCGCTCCGGCTCCGTACCGCTGGTCGGGGAGTCGCCCGCGAGGAAAAGGCCGCGGTAGAGCGCCCGAAGCTGCGGGAGCATCCGCGACTTCTGCCACGCGCGCACGCGGTCGTAGAACGTGGACTGATCCCCTTCTCCCTTGTCGCCAAGGCCGCCGTTCACCTGGCCCAAGAGGAGCGACACGGGCATGTTGGCGGCGGCTGCGAGGACGAGGACCATTTCGCGGAGCACGTCGGCCACTCCGGTCAGCGTCGCCGGCTGGCGCTTCATCTCCTCTTTGCTGTCGTGGATGTACATGCGGCAGACCGAGAAGCTGCGCACCAACTCCTTCGCGCGCGTCTGCACGATCGCGCGGTCGTCCTCGTTCTTCGAGGTGAGCATCTGCGCGAGACCGTCGACGCCGAGCGACTTGATCTCCAATTCCTGCATGAGCAGGGCGACGGAGCCCCACGTCTGATTGAAGTCCCGCAGGCGCTCCTCGACGCGCACGAACCCCGAGACGCCCCACCCGCGGTTGAACTGCCGGATGCGGCGGTCGGCTGCGACGCCGGGGAACACCAATAGCCGGGAGGCATGGATGTAGGAGATCGTCGGGCCGCTCGGTCCCGTCGGAGGCGCGGGAGGCGGCGTGAACTCGCCGGGTGCCTGTGGGCCAGAGAGGGGCACGCCGAGGTTCCGCACCATGTAGATTTCCGGCATGCCGAAGTCCTTGCCGAGCATGTCGTTCTTGTAGCGCCAGCCGATGGCCTCCCCGTCCCAGCCGCCGGTGTAGACAACGAGGTGCGTGATCGACCGCACGCGCTTCCAGTCGAGGGGTTCGGTGAGGTTCCGCGGGTCCACGGCGTCGAGGTGGCCGCGCACCTTGCAACTCGGATCATCCCAATAGCCGTCGGGTGCGGAGTCGAGCTTGAGGGAGCGGCCCTTTGAAATGCCGTCCTCGTCTGTGCCGATGAGGATGCAGGCGCCGCCGTAGGCCGTCTCGTATTTCAACGCCAGGTTGATCGCGGCTTCGAGGCCGAGCGCGAGCGCCTTGGTATTCAAGGCTTCGATGATCTCGGCGCCGTCGTCATCGCTGCCGGTGTCCATCCGTGCCGCGAGCGACCGGAGCAGTCGTGCAGTATCGACGTGCCCCGATGCCTCCAGCGCGGTCGCCTGCTCCTCTACGTCTTCCTTCTCGGTCGGCTGGACCTGCAGATCCCAGCCCTCGCGGGTCATCTCATCGGGGATGGCCTCGATGATGCGGGCGCCAAGGTCGGAGCCGGACCAGCGCGCCTCGATCTCCGCCGACGAAAGGAACGCGGGCCGGAACGGCAGGTTTCCCGGCAGGCCGCCGAAGGACTTGTCCCCGCAGTGGTCGCCGATGAGGGTGAGAGGGTTTATGTAGCCGTCGGCGCGGTCCCGTCGCTCCGAGGCGCCGCCGTCAATGTGGCGGGTGAAGATGGACCAGTCGAACGGGTCGGCCATTCGGACAGGGTAGCCCGATTGCTGCGATGCAACAAGGCGGATGGTGCGGTGCAGCGAAGGCTATTCCATCGGCGGCCACCACCACTTGAACGGAAACGCCATCGTCGGGTGCGCTCCGTCTGCGGGAGACCATCGGAACATGCAGCGGTCGCAGTCGGGATCGGGGAATGCTTCGAGGTGGAGGTGGCCGCTCAGGCAAGCGGAACGCGACGGGGAGATTCATCGCGCCGTCCGTCGCCGCTGTTCCTCTGCGAGTTGCCTCCAGAGGTCCGCCGTCGAAGGCGTCGACTCCCAATGCGCGAACGCCTGCGACTGACAATCCACGTCGTCATTCCCGAGGTGGCAGGGGGCCGGGAATAGCGCGTGCTCCAAGATGTAGTCGCCCACCCACGGTGCATGATCGGGCAGATAGACGTTGCCGCCGCGCTGATAGGGCAGCATCGCATTCGCCCGCTGCTCCTTGTCGCCGTCTCCGGTCTTGCCCTCGACGATGCCGGAGATGCCGTGTACATCGCGCAGCCTGGTTATCAGCCCGCTCCCGTTCGCCTTGTCTTCGATGATCTTCGTGCGTGCGTCGGGGTGGCGCTCGAATACCCCCAATAGCGCGCGCTCCGTCTCGGCGAAGTCCATCCGATCCCACACGCGCTCAATCAGGTAGCGGTCGGCGCCGCGCTTGCCCCAAACGTGGATGGCTACACGGCTGCCCGACTTCGTTTTCTTGAAGGTGGCGTCGCAGGAGACGATCTTCTCGTCCATCACGGGGAGGATTCGTGCCGCCCCCTGGTGCCATGACTGATCGCGCCGGGGCTGCGGTCGGTCCTCGTCGGGCGCGCGCCAGAAACGCCAGTCGGCCACCTTGAACATCCCGCCGCCGGGTGGCATCGGGTCCTGTTGGTGCTGGGCCGCGTAGGCTTCCGGGGAGCGCTTGGCGGCGGCGATGACTTCGGGGGTGAACAGTTGCGGGAACAGCAGCTCGCCGTCCGTCTGCCGGGGGTCGCGCCAGAGCACGCGTCCGCCCTTCCCGTGCGTCACGCAGCGCCGGTTCGAGTCGAACTCGGTCGGGAGGTTCAGGTGCTCGTAGTCGCCCTGTGCGATGGCCCACGATGCGGGATCGTCCACGCAGAGGCGCTGCTGGATCATGAGGAAGAATCCGACGGCGGGATCGTTCACGCGCGACGGGATGATGTTGTCGAGGGCGTACACGGCAGCATCGCGGGCGGGCTTCGAGAGCACGTCTTTCGCTTGGAGCAGATCGTCCATGATGACGCCGTGGCCGCGCCAGCCCGTCACGGAACCCGAGACGCCAGCCGAGTAACGAAACCCCTTCGCCGTGTTCTCGAAGTAGCCCTTGGCATCCTGCGATGCGCTGAAGGTCCAGCCGGCCGCGCGGGCGAACGAGGACTGATACCACTCCGAGCGGATGAGGTCGCGATTGCGGTTGGCGTCGCGGAGGGCCAGGTCTCCGTCCGAGGCGAGGCAGACGAGTTGCTTTGAGGGGTCGATGGCCCAGAGCCATGCGGGCCAGAACACCTCCGTCAGCAGGGACTTTGCCGAACCGGGGCAGACCGTGATCAGCAGCTTGCGGATCTGGCCGCGGGCGACGGCTTCGAGGTGGAGGCAGATCGCGTCGAGGTGCCAGCCCCAACGGAGCGGGTCGCCGGGGCGGACTTCGGGCCACGCCTGCCGGACGAACTCCGCGAAGCTCGACCGGGCGCGGGCCAGCCTGGCGCCGGCGATGAGGACGGATGCCGGGGCCGCGTGCAGGAGGTCGGAGGGGTCAGGCACGGCAGGCACAGCAGAGCCACGCCACGCGCGTCGGCGAGCACGTCAGGAAGCGCCAGCCTTTCGCATGGGCGTTGTACGGGCGCCGTGAGCCGCACCCGTGGCAGCGGTCGCGCTTCCTTCTCTGGTTCGCGCGCTGCCGCAGCCACAGGGCCCGACGCCACCAATAGCGCGTTGGACCCGAATTCAGGAAGTCGGCAGGGACTAGCTGCGACCACTCAGGCGGCGTATTGATGATGACGGTCACAACGCCCGGCAGGCTCAACAGTCTCGCTCCCGTCTCCCGGTGGGCAGGGCAGGCGGTCATTAGAGCGCACGGGCGGCAAGGGCATCGCGGATGGCCGTCGCCTCGTCGGTTGTCGCTGTCACCCGAATCTCGACGGCGCACACGCGGGGCTGAGCGGACATGGAGATACTGAGCCGGCCGCGCGCGAGCACGTCGAGGAGGCGATCCGCCGCGTCGAGGGC